TTTTTAAAGAATTCTTTCTTTATATATATTCTTTTTTATTTTCTAATACGAAAGGTTAGAAAACCCCTTCAACCCTTCACAACCCTACACACTTACAATTACTTACACATTATCAAGTGACAGTCCATTGAAGTATATACCGCCTCTTGTTCTTACTTTTTCAAAGCGTTTTGCAAGCTCCATACCGAACTTTGTTGAACTCATACGATATTCATTGTTCTGCTCAGCCCAGTTAAGATACGCCGCAAAAAGCTGACTTGACTTAACGCTCAGACCCTTGCCCACAGTACACTTATCCTCAACAAATGCAGAGATAACGTCCATTTCACGACGGTACTCCCTCACTTCTTCAAGAACGGCACGAGGCATTTTAAGCCCCTCTTTCTGCCACAGCAGACAGCCCTCAACTGCCCAGCGGAATATGCCCGTAAGCTCCGCCGACAGCTTGTATTTCAGCCTGCGGTCTATCTTTTCTTCGGGGATCTGCACAGTGAAAGGTATCATATGAATTCTTCGCCAAATGCCCGTATCTGTTCCTCTGATGACAGGCTTATGGTTTGTCGCCATCCAAAGCTTGAACTCAGGCTTGAACTCGAACTCGTCGCCGTAAAGCTTTCTTGCCGTAACAGTATCGTCGCCTGTAAGCTGTTTGAGCAGACCCTCGTTGATACGAACACCCTCGTTAGGCTCAACGCTTGTCACGAGCCTTGCACCTTTGAGCCTTGCGATATCGCTGTTTATGGCGGTGCTTTGATTTGAACGCACCATAATAGTTTCAGGCTGGATATTTGCCGCATAGTCCCCGAAAATATCCCTTATGATATCAATGAAAGTTGACTTGCCGTTTCGTCCTGTTCCGTAAAGAAAGAACGCACATTGCTCGGTGGTCGAGCCTGTCAGGGAATATCCCACAGCTTTCTGAACGTATCTGATAAGGTCTTTATCCCCTCTGAAAATGTCGTCAAGAAAGGCAAGCCAGCGAGGACAATCGGCGTTCTCTGAATACTCAACGGCTGTCATTTTCGTCAGATATGTCATAGGATCGTGAGGAGATATGCCGCCGCTGCGAAGATCTATCACTCCCCCAGGTGTATTGAGAACAGTTTTAAATCTGTCCATTTGAGCAGGCAGAACAGGAACGTGGTGCATGACCTCGCTTAGCATTGCGTTCTTTGATTTGTTAGAACGGCAGGACTTCATATGCTTTTCAAAAGCTTTCGCCATATCCGTTCCCTCGTCTGCGTCAAGCTGAGCGTACACCTTTGCCTCTGCCGCCATACAAGCCACAGCCTTATCAGCAAGGCGTTTTACTGTTCCTGTCATATCGGTACACCACTTTCTGCCGTCATACCAAAGCCAGCGTTTGTCTGTATAACAGTATCTCACCTGCTCACCAAAAAGGTCAACAAAGCGTTCTGCGTTGCCCGTATCGTCAAATGAATAAAGTCTTGGCTTGGCTTCTTCCTGCTCCACAGCACCCACAGAAATCGGCTCAGAGGGCGACTTGAAGTTAAGAGAAAATCCCCCTGCGAACTTTGGCGAATAGGTCTTGTCGCAATCGGCAATGGCTTTCTGGATCGTGAGTGCGCCATAGGTCGAACCGCTTTGCGCCCTGTCCCACTTTTCACGCATAAGACCAGAGGAGCGGAATATCATATCCATTTTTTCTGCGTCACAGCCTGTCCAAAACGCAAGCATTGAGCAGAACGCCATATCAGCCTCACTCTGCGAGGTATACCCTGCGGTTCTTCCACTGTAGAGGGAAACAAACTTTCCGCCGTTCTTTGCTCCTGCCGCAGCTTTGATTATCTGGTCTGCGGTGTCAAGTCTGACAGTAGGAACAGCCTTTGCCACAGGCTCATGACCGCCTCCTATGTACTTTTCGTGCAATGGCTTTATGCTGTCGGAACACTCTGCGATGCCCTCATATTCTGAGCAGGAGTTGCCTGTCATGATAAAGAAGCGGACATCATCATACATTTCAAATCCGCCTTTTTCTGTCTTTTTTTTTCTGCCTCCTTTAGGCAGTTTACCTTTGCAGATTATGTGTATACCATTACCGGATTGCGATAATTCTGTATAGCTTTGAAGTATATTTACAAATTCATAAATCACACCTCTATGCTCGCCTTTTTGGTAGCTTTCAAGATCCTGCGGCATATCGTCAAGGTCAACTCCAAAGTATCCACTGTTTTTAAACATAAATCCTATGCCTGAATAGTTTTCAGATATTCTTACAGCAGTGTCATAATCCGTCCATGTAGACGGATTATTAGACATCGCTTTTCCCCCTGTTCTAGGATTGATAGGAATTTTTCTTATGCCGCTGTGCGATTTGGGGTCAGGCACAGCGTCCCAGCATATCCAGTTTGGCAGGGCTTTAATCTCCTGCGGTATTTGTTCGTACATATATCCAACTCCTAACATAAATTTTGAAAAGTCAAAGCCTTTCACTTATCCCCGAAAAGCACCCAAAAAGTTGCATTAAAAATGCAACAATTGCAGAAATGTTGCCAAATTAAAATATAAATCATTTGTTTGCACAAAATATCATCTGCGTTTTTATGCAAAAGCACTATGACTTTTCGCTTTTCTCAGAAATCAGAACGGCACGCCGTCATCTGTAAGCACGTCCTCAAAATCTTCAAGGGAGCCTATGGCGCTGTCAGCCTGCGTATTTGTCTTAGGCGTTGCAAAGCCCGTCTGCTTAGCCGCAAAGCTGTCCGCCTTCGGTGCAGAGGATTTGAACTTATGCTTGCACTCAGGATACTTTGTAGGGTTGACAAAATTAATGCGTTCCTGCTCCTTGCCGTTCCATTCCTCGTGCGTGAGATCTACCCTTATGCACTTGTTCAGCAGGTCGGTGCAGTATGCTTTAAGGCTGTCATACTCCTTGCCGTCAGGAAGCTTGGCCGCCTTGCCCATTGCCATAAGCTGAGCAAAGTTGTAGCCCTCCACCTGCATATCGTTCTCGTTAGGTTCATGCTTTTTCCATATGGTGTGAAACAGGCAGGAGTTGCCGTATTTCTGTCCCTGCACGTCATTTCTGATGACGAGAGTGAAGTTAAGACCCACCGAGCCTTTCTTTGTTGTGTGTTCCTCGATAGCGGTTATGATGCACTCGTAATCGCCCTCAGGCTTTAATCCGTTCTGAAATGCCTCTGATTGATTTGACTTAAATCCCATTTTTTTATTCCTCCGTTAGTAAATTTACTGCGTCCTCTGCCGAGCGGCATATGCCTGCCAATGCTCCGCACTCACGCATTTTTGTTATAAAATTCTTCTGCTCGGGACGAATTCGTCCCGACTTTGTTTTGACTTCGATAAAGACAGCTCTGCCGTCCTTATGCCTTACGCCGAACAGATCTGAAAAACCTTTCGGCACACCTGTGGTGAAATATCTGCCGTCAGCTGTCCTGCCCTCGCCCACGTTCACACGAAAGACCGTGCAGTAGGGCGATACCGCACAGCGTATCTCGTTTTGTATCCTGTGTTCTTCCGTCAACCTATAAGCCCCCTTTGCCTTGCCTGATAATACGCCCAGCCTGATTTGTAGCCGTGACTTTTCGCATACTGCAAAAGTTCGGGATAGGTATGACAATCGGCAGGACTTGAAAAGTCAAGCTTGAATCCCTCCACCTTTACAAGCCCCACGCTGCTGTCTGTTTCAAGCTTTCTCTCGGCTGTGGGAAACTCATATCCGCAATGAGGACAGCATACTTTCACCCCCGCAGGAGGAGCAGAGAAGGTATAGAAACATTCAGGGCATTGTTTCACCTTGTCGTTCTGCTCCTGCTTTTTATGCTGAGCTTTAGGCTTTTTCTCCAAGCTCCACTCCCTGTCATCGTCAGGCATACCAAACCTTGCATAGTTGCCAACGTGGTCGATTATGACGGCTCTTTTGTTAGGTCTGTACCGCATACATCTCATAGCCTGCTGAATGTAAAGAGTAAGGCTCTTGGTGGGTCTAAGAAGTATGGCACACTCGCAGTCAGGAACGTCAAAGCCCTCCGAGATAAGGTCGACGTTGCACAGCACAGTTATATCTCCCCTGCGGAAAGCTGAGATAATGCTGTCACGCTCTGCCTTTGGGGTCGAGCCGTCGATATGAGCCGCCTTTATGCCGTTTTCATTAAACACCTCTGCCGTTCGCTGAGAATGTCTGACGGAAGCACAGTAGCAGACCGCTTTTTTGCCCAAAGCAAGCTGTTTGTAATACTTTATGACGTCACCGAAAACAGTGTTTTTCACCATAGCTTTCTCTATCTCCGCCGCCATATATTCACCGTGAGAAACGTGCAGCCCTGTAAGGTCGGCAACGTCAGGAGCATAGTAGTCATAAGGTGCAAGACAGCTGTTATCAATAAGCCATTTTGCGGATACGCCAACGATAAGCTTGTCGTTCACGTCACCAAGCCCGTCACCATTAAGGCGAACAGGAGTCGCTGTAACGCCCACTCTCGGCACGTCTGAAAAGTATTCGTATATGCGTTTGTAGGACTGAGCAAGGCTGTGATGATTTTCGTCAGTTATGATAAGTGCAGGTCTGGCAAGCTTTTTAAGACGGCGTGTGACAGTTTGCACCATACCCACCTCGCAGAGCCTCATATCAACGCCCCAGCGGATAAACGTCTTTTTTATCTGCTCCACAAGCTCACGTCTGTGGACGAGAAAAAGCACTCTCTTGCCGTTAAAGGTCGTCCGCCTAGCCATTTCAGCAACTATGCAGGACTTTCCTCCACCGCAGGGTAGGACTATGCAGGGCGCTTTATACCCTGCACGCCAAGCCTGCCTTACCTGCTCAACCAGCTCATTCTGATACGCTCTCAGCTTCATTGGACTTCGCCGCCTTTACCCTTTTCAGAACGCATTTCATACAAAGCTGTTTGCCGTAATTCTTCATCGAGCCGTCTATTATCTGCTGAACTGTACGCCTGCCGTCTGACATTATCGTCTTTCCGCACTCAGAACATCTTGCTGGATCCTCGCCCTGGTCAAGAAACTCTTTGAGCTGCCTGCCAAGTTCGGGCGTTATTACTCCTGCCCAGCCGTCAAGAAAAGTGGTATCCTTTGAGGGCTGAGCGATATGATCTCTGTTTATCTGAAAACAAATATCGAACTCATACTCGGTGTTGTCACGCTGAACAGGTGCAAGACCTATCTTCACCGGAACGTTCTTGCCTTTGTCATTGAGTTCCATTGCATATGCCATTTTCGTCCTCATTGTCACGATAGTGTGGCACGGCACGGAAAGAAGTGCGTTCACAAGCTTGTTTTGATACTTGCCGGCCTCGTCCCAAGCGGTGTAATCATTCTTGCCCTGACGCTGAGCTATCTGTGATTTGATATCCAGCACTCCGCCCTCGTTATCCCAAGCGTGCGAAAAGCTGTCAACGATAATAACGCCGTCCTCGCCCACCGCCTCTGCAGCAGACTGAGCATACTCTATGTATCTTGCAGGAGAATAGGGCGGTGTGAGCGGAGCATAAAGAAAGCTGCCTGTTTTAAGGTCTGTTCTGTCAGCGTAAAAGCGGCCACGCTCATGCTCAGTGTCGATAAGAGCGACCTTGCCCCAATCCCCTGCAATACCATAGCCGAGATAAAGAGATGAAAGTGATTTGCCTGCACCTGACGGACCTATCACGGCTATTCTTGCCTTTGATTTTGCTCTTGTGACTGTAGAAAATTCAACCATTCTCTTTCCCTCCTTATCTTATGGTCAGTCCCGGTCTGCGGACAACTGCCGCATAAGGGATCTCTCTGCCTGCTTCGATAGCCGCCTTGACAGCCGTCTTGCTTATGTCAGGATCTTTGTATTTCAGCAGGCTGTCATCATTGACCTTTGCCCACTCCACAAAGGCTTTCGGGTCTGTTATCTCGGTGCTTTCCCTGCCCTTTGTAATGCTTATCTTAGCCATAACGCCCTCTATTTTGTTAAGATTGACCCTCTGCATACTGTTCATAAGATAAGCTTTAAGGCTCTCTGCCTGCTTGACCTTCTGCTCACGTCTTGCTTTGAGGGCTTTCTCCTCTGCTTCAAGCATTTTCGCCTCGCTGTTCAGCACCTTAACATAAGCCGCAACGTTCTCTGCCTTGTCTGTAAACTCAGCCTCAACGCATTCAAGGGTATCAAACCACACCTTTTCAGCCTCAGCCTTTTCCTCTGCCGTAAGCTCGGCATTTTCCGTCATATCCTCAAGGCTGTCAAAAAGCCTCTGAAAATCGTTTGTAAGCTCATAAAGTTTCATTTTTATACCTCCAATTTTGAATTGATTATATCCGCAAGCTGTCTTGCTTTCTGTGTGAAAAGTCCGTAATTGTCGCTATCATTATGCTCGTTCACAAAGCCCACGAGCCTTGTTACGCTGTCAACAGCGGTGGAAAGATAAGCCTTGAATATGGCTTTATCGTCCTGCACGGGGGCGGTATCCACCTTTCCCGCAAGCTTTTTCTCATACTCAGCCTTAGTTCTGTCAAGCTCTTCACGAAGCTGTGAAAGCTTGTCCTGCTTATCCTTTTCAGCCTGCTCAGCTTTCTGCAAAAGCTCTCTGCGGTCTTTCAGGCTGTCTTCTTCAAGCTTTGAATATTTTTCCGACCAGTCAAGGTCAACACGCCGCATAGCGTCTTTAAGGTTTGCCACCTCTTTGCTGTCCGTTTCCACAGCCACCTCGATAGGACGGTTCTCAAGCTCCTTTATCTCGGCTTCAAGCTGACGTATGCGCCTATCTGCCTTATCTCTCTGTTTCGAGATCGTATCGCAGATGTTGTTCATATCCTCAAGCCTGTGACTGAGCACATCAGCATTGGCAGCTTTGACTTTCAGCTCTTTTATCTGCCTTTCAAGCTCTCTCGCAGAAGTGTTCTCAAGGTCATTATTTTCTGTCAGCTCTGTTCGCTCACTTTCGGAAAGTGAAGATAGAAGATAGAGTTTTTTTATTCCAATTTGTCTCCCCGAGGAGACAAATTCAGACGGCAGATTTTCCGCTACTTTTATGTATTTGTAGACACTCTGCCTGTTTATCTGTGTTTCCTGCTCGCAATACTCTCCAAAATCTGAGTACCCAAGCTCCTTGTAAAGCCTGCTGTCCCTCATTTCCTTAAAGCCCATACACATATCGTAAAGGCTCTGCTGTGCAAGCTGAGCTGAGGTCTTTATCCTGCGGTCAAGCTCAGCCGCCTTGATATATTCTGACGATAGTTCGTTCATGCTGTTTTACACTCCTTTCGTTTCTCAGCGAATACCATGTCAAGATACCGCTGATACTTCTGTTCAAAGTCCTTTATCTCCTGCGGTTTGTCCTCGCCGCCGTTTTGTACCACGTTGTTCCTATACCCTCTGCACTGCACGATACCGCCGTATTGGCTCACCTCAACAGTATAGTAAGGCTTGTCAGGCTCAGAGGTTTTCCGTAGAAACATAATGCTGAGTTTTCCCATAGCATGGCGTTCTGCATATCCGCCCACACAATGGGAAAGTATCCTGCCCTCGTCCTCTATCTCTTTCAAACTGTGTGGCTGTCTGACAAGCAAGCCGTCTGCCGAAAATTCAAGGCAGACACGCTCTGCAAGCCTTTTCGTGAAGTTCTGCAAAGCAAGCTCGTCATGCTCATAGTTGATGATCTGAGTAAGCCTGTTGTGCATTGTCCAGAAATCGTGTGGCAATGCTATCATTGTATCGTGAATGTTATACTCCAGCGTTTCGCACTGCTCCAGATAATCGCTGTAATCAAGAGGTGTCATTTCCTGCTCGTGTATGTATCGTGCCACCCTTTGCGGTGTAAGACCTGTTATCCTCACAAGACGTTCAAGAGTGCCGTGTTCGTTCTTAAAGACCTTTGCTATATTCAGTAAATCTTCCGGTCTGAGTTTTGGATATTCCTCACGATAGTCAAGATACTGCTCCCACAGATGTTCGCTGCCTTTGAGTGTCTTGAACTCCGTCTTGTTTAGTCCGAGCATTTTCAGCAGGTCATTACTTTTCCAGTTCACACGCTGAGAGAGCAGGAACTTTTCCTGATATCCCCACCAACCTGTGTATCTCACGATTGTTACGTCATAGCCTTGTTTCATAAGATACTCAAGATTAGGGTGCTTGCAGTATGCGTGAAGATAGCATATAAGCATATTGCCGTGATAATGCTGATACTGACTGTAACGCATATCCGACTTGTCTATGGCTTTGATGTTCAGTACCGAATAGGAATTATCATAGTTATATCCCATACAGCACTTGCAAAAGACAGGTTCGCGGAAGTCATTACGCACAGACCAGTTAATGCCGTTATCACTGCCGTATCTCACAGATCCGTCACGGGCAAACACATACCGCTGCCTTTCCACAAGGTCACCCGTTGAGTATCGGTGAAAGCAACGTGCGAAAAGTTCAGCACCCCTTGTGAGGAACACCACATAATTCTTAGCACCTCTGCCTTTCATCTTATCCATAAGCTCTTTATCCACCGCAGGAAAGCAGTAGATAAGAGCCTCTTTTCTTGTCTTTTTCATACTGCTGCCTCAGAAGTCAAGCAAGCTGTCAAGTGACAAGCTGACAGGCGGTTTTGCCGTTTCATTGCTGTCCGAGCCGTCGCCCAGGTCGATAGTCATATTGAAATGAACGTCCGCACCCTTGAAGTAAAAGCTTACAGCTCTGCGGTAGACCTCGATATCCGAAATACTTTCCCTTACACCCTTAACAGCGTTTTCCGCACACTCAGCGAAAGTCCTGTCCGTCTGCAGGACCGCCTGAGCGAACTCCTCGTTCTGCTCACAGAAAGTTTTGAGAGCCTCAAGAGTAGGCTTTGCAACCGCCTGCGCATACTTGCCAAGCTTAGCGGCAGACAGTTCCTGCGACAGCTTGTCCTGAGCTTTCTTTGCGTTAATGTTCATTGCCGTCACCCTCCATTCTTGCTCCGCAGTTAGGGCAGTATGGTGTCGGGCTCAGAATTTTTGAATTACCAAAATTATAAAACGGGGTTTGGCATTCAGAACATCTAAAACTAGCAACCACTTTGCTGTGCTGGTTAAATTTCCAATACCCACGCTTCACCTCCTGCACGTCTGTGGTAGGCTGTTCGTTGATTATATCGGCAATACTGCTGTTATCACCCAGAATGCCTGTTATGCCCTTTTCGTATATCGGCATACACGCCGCCGATAGTTCGTTAATCAGATTGTCTGCATCGATGTATCTTGCCATGTGTTATACCTCCTAGTCATCGCCATATTCACAATATCCCCAAGCACAATCCTGACAACACTTCATTACAGGATCTACGCAGCGTGTTGGCAAGCCTTTCATTTGCCGTCACCGCCTCTCAGTTCTTCAAGCTTACATCTTGTGTCGAATATTTTTCCGTATGCCTCTCCGATATCAAAGGCTCTCTGCTCACATTCTGACATTCCCTCATAAACAGTAAGTATATTTGAGCAAGCTTCATCAGCAGTTTTGTATGCTTGACAAATCGCTGCTTTTGTGCTATCATCAAGGTGTAATATTGAACCGGTATCTTTTGATACCTCCGAGCTTGTGCCTGTTGCCGCAGGTGCAGGCTCGGTTTTCATGTAGCGGGCAAAATATCCGCCGCATTTATAGATTTTTTTGTTAAGCGGACATTGTCCACAGTTTCTATCTGCACTAGTGCAAATCTCTACCGCCTTTTCAAACTCCTCTTTTGTCATCATCGGTATCATCTTTATCCTCCTTAAACTTTTTCTCCCAGTGCTTTTCAATGGCACCAAGTACTATGTATATCACTACATCTATCACTGCAAGCACGGCTATTGTTATCAGCAGTATCAACGCCATTTTACCACTTTCCTTTCATTTCAACTTCGATCTTGACTATGGGTCTGCCTGCTTCTCTCACTGCACGCTTAATGCTCTCCTCTGCTTCCTCGTAGGCATTTTCTTTTACGCTTACATACCACCTGTACGCTACATACATTGCAAGCACCACCAAGAGCGCTACCGCTGCGGCACATCTGATTATCTCTAGTACGGCTATCATTTTCTCACGTCCTTTCCGTAAAGCGTGCGGAGTTTTTTAAGCCTTTTCTCGAAGTTGTCGATATCAATGCCCCACACCTCGTAGGCTATCTCGGTATTGACTGAGTGTGGCAGCCATGACTTCACACCACGCTTTTCCATTTCTTCCTTAACAGCTTTCTTGATCTTGATAGTCTGCGTTTCACCTGTGCTGAACAGTTCCTTGATATCCGCATTGGTTATTTCGGGCTTTTCATAGTACAGCCGCACTGCCATTTCAATGTCAGGTGACCTCATTTATCTCACCTCCTCGATAATCGAGACAGTTTCGCCCGAACTAATAGCGTTCGCTTTTACTTTCCATAAAGCCTCACGTTCGCTATCGGCAGATACTGTATAGACCCAGTTGCGATTATACCGGTCTGTCGTTGTTACCTTGTACAGTTTCATTTTTTGTACCTCCTTGAAAAATCTAACTTCTTGTGGTATAATGTAGAAAAACATAAGAAAGGATTTTCTTTAATGCACGAAATCATAATCTCAGCTATCATTACAAGTATTACCTCTATCATCACAGCAACAATAACTTCATTATTGACCCTCAAATTAAGCAATAAAAAGAATGATGACAAACTCAATTCGTTATCGGATAAGCGACTTTTTAAATCAAGACAACTTAGCGATTTCTACATACCCTTTTATAGACTATACGTTCAAAACGTTTTCCCTGAAAGCGATGTAACTAAAATGCTTCCGGAAACTGCAACTACATTTTTAAAGCTTTTTGAAAAGCACGTTGACCTTATGGAGTATGGCTCTCAAGAACTTGTTAAGCCGTTTCAAATTGCCTATTATGGTTGGAAGAAGTACGACTATGATCGCACACTTTCTTTTGATTTTGGAAAATCATTCTTATTACTTACGGATCAACTTTTTGAAGAATACTCCCAGCTTTGTACTGAATTAGAATTGCCATTACCCGCAAAGGCAAATTATCTCTATAAAGAGAGTAATGATGATCAATAGCTGAACGAATATGATAAATTCAAAAAATCTGAATTTTTTGCTTACTTTCGCATAAAGAAATATGCAACATATTGCTGTAAAAAACAATATGCAATTCATAAAGATTACTTTTATTCTCCTCACCCCCTCTTTAATCACTTGTTGCATTTTCTCCTCAGTTGTGATACAATGGCTATATCTTACAAAGGAAGGAGGCAAACTTATGAATATTACAAAGGATTCTGAAAAGGTCATTTGTTACATATACAAAATGTACCTTGAACGCCGTAAAAATGGTGAATCAAAGGCTGAATCACGTCGTTTTGAAATTGACTTTTATAAAAGCGATAAAGACTTATCAAAATGGTATGACAGCGACATTTCAGATTGCATATTGGAACTCGCAAGAAATGGATACATCAAAGTTTACATTGGCGGAGATTTTGATATTCTCGATCAGACCATTGTGTATATGGAAAACCGATTTAAAAACGGTCTTTCCGATGTACTTGACCTTATTTCAAAATTTGTCCCTTGATCTTATCACCTGAATTTTCAGGTGATCTTTTTTTGCCATTGACGTAAAAGTCCTCAGATATAGTCAATGACCAAGCACCATTAAATTCAAGCTTAAAGTACGATACATCTAACATATCTTTTCCGTTGACTTTTAATTCTCCTTTTTCAACGTCTAAACTGAGTGTTGAAAGATTTTCGTTCATTCTTATCACCCCTCTTTAGTCACTTGTTGCATTGTGCAACTCACTGAGTAAAAAAATATTTGCCGAACTCTCCAGCATCAATGTGGAGCAAGTGTGACAGTTTCTCAGCCTCGTCCAAGTCAAACGGACGAACATTGTTTATTTTCTGATTAGCTGTAGGTTGAGCTATGTTTAAACAATGTGCAACGTCAGCTTGGGTCAGTTCAAGCTCCTTCATTCTACCCTTGATCTTGTTCGTGTTTACCATATGCCAGCCTCCTTTCTTGTTGCATTATGCAACTTACTGCATTATCATAATAGCACATAACTTTTCACTTGTCAATAGCATTTTGCAACATTTTTTTATTTTTTTCAAAAAAGCTATTGCATTATGCAATTTAATGTGATATAATCATTATAACGAAAGCAGGTGAGCAAGATTTGAATACCGTAGAAATTGGAAATAGAATAAAAGCTGCAAGAGAAGAAAAAGGACTTACACAAGAAGAACTTGGTATCCGTCTTGGATTGAATAAATCAACTATCCAAAGATATGAGGCAGGAAAAATTCTCAGAATAAAATTACCTGTTCTTGAATCAATCGCTATTGAGTTGAATGTTAATCCTGAATATCTTGCATTAAAAACTGATGATCCTAGCCCTAAACATTCTTCTCATATTATAGACTCCAACGCAACCATACTCCCGCAAGACAACGTACATATAATACCTATATATGAGAGCGTGTCGGCTGGGTTTGGTGCTTATGCTGACGATTATGTTGTAGGCTATATGCCACTTTATATCGTCAACGAGGAAGAAGCTAAGAATACAATGTGCATTGTCGTTTCGGGGGACAGTATGTATCCGAAGATAGAGAACGGCGACAAGATACAAGTATTAAGGCAGGACTGGGCTGAGGACGGACAGGTAGTTGTTGCCCTTATCGACGGTGAAAACGGCGTCGTGAAGAAAATCAAGTATTCTGATGACAAGATAACCCTTGTATCATTCAATCCCGAATATCAGCCAAGAGAGTTTGTCGGTGCAGAAAGAGACCGCATAAGAATACTCGGCATCGTAAAAACAGTTATAAAATCCTTATAATAAAAAAATCCCCGTCAGCACCGCAAATACTGACAGGGATAGCACACAGAATTTTCTCCCGCATGATTACAAATACATTATATCACCAATTTAAGACAATGTAAATGATTTCATAAATTGTTTACAAATGTCGATTTATAGGGAGGAAAAAATATGACTTGTCCAAATTGTAAAGGCGAAAACGCACCAGGCGTAGCAGTATGTGAATATTGTGGTCACGAACTTCCGCAGCCACAGAAAATTGATAACCACGTTGAGCATAACAGCAATATCGTTCAGCACATCACATACGTTACAAACGTCCAGCAGGTCGCACCGCAAGCTCCTGTTGAGCAGGTAAGCCCTAAGAGCAAAAGCACAGCTGAAATACTTTGCCTGCTGACCTTTTTAGGCTTGGGCGGTTTGAACAGATTTTATGTAGGCAAAGCTGGCACAGGTTTGCTGTACTTCTTTACTTTCGGAGGTTTCTTTATTGGAGCAATAGTTGATATGATAAATTTGTTTCAGGGAAACTTCACTGACGCTCAGGGCAGAGTGTTAAAATAAAATTCCCTGCTAGTATTGTAAATACTGACATGACAGAAAAAAATCTCGCCCCCAAGTGCTACCAACACTCAGAGGCGAGCAGAGCGGATACTACCAATATCAGCTCAAAACGAACAAAACCCAATCACCACAAAAGGGCTTATTCTGCCCTTTCATTGTAGCACACTTTCGAGGAAGTGTCAAGAATAGGAGGAATATTTATGCCGATCTACAAAATGACAGACAAGAACGGAAAGAACATCAGAAAAGACGGTCTGCAAAAATATCGTGTGCGTATCAATTATACGGACAGTTTTGGAAAGTCTCATCAGATAGACCGTGTGGCGTTCGGTGCAGAGACGGCTAAGCAGCTTGAACTCCAGCTTACACAAAAGCTCAATGCTAAAGAGATAGCTCCAAAAATGACTATCGGACAGCTATTCACGGAGTACATCACTGCCAAGCGTTCAGAGGTCCGTGAAACATCACTGGACAAGTCCCTAAGAATACTGAAAAAGAACGTCCTGCCCACCTTTGAAAGCGTTAGGATAGATAATCTGAACGTGCCAATGGTGCAGAAATGGAAGCAGGAGCTGTCAGAGCAGGGATTGGCTATAGTCACTCGAAAGAACATTTACGGCGAGTTTCGTGCAATGATGAACTATGCTGTGAAAATGGAATACATTCCGAAAAATCCTGTTATCACCGCAGGCAATTTCAAAGCACCCCTTGAAGCCAAGAAAGAAATGCTTTTCTACACGCCTGACGAGTTCAAGAAATACATATCGGCAGCTAAGAATTACGCTCAGGAAGCAGAGGACGGCGGCTCAATGTACGAATGGAACTACTATGTATTTTTCAACATAGCATTTTACATGGGTATGCGAAAAGGCGAGATATACGCTCTGCAATGGACGGATATAAAAGACGGCTACATATCCATCACCAAGAGCATTGCTCAGAAGCTCAAAGGCGGTGATCGTATCACGCCGCCAAAGAACAAGCCAAGCATACGGACGATACAGATACCAGAGCCATTAAGAGCAGTGCTGTCAGAACATTACGAACGCTGTAAGAAAGCTGTACCGAAGTTCAATGATAATATGTATATCTGCGGCGGTGAGCGTCCTATCCGTGACACGTCCCTTGAAAAGACCAACAAGAAGTTTGCAGACTTGGCAGGTGTCAAACGTATCCGTATTCATGACTTCCGTCACAGCCACGCTTCCTTGCTTGCCAATGAGGGCATAAACATTCAGGAGATAGCAAGACGTCTTGGACATTCCAACATATCAATGACATGGAACACCTACTCGCACCTCTACCCACGAGAGGAAGAACGTGCAGTGAAGATATTGAACACAATCGTGTAAAAATCGTGTATATAAAAGAAAACCACCGCATTTATGGTGGTTTTTGTTCATTTGGCGGAGATGGAGAGATTTGAACTCTCGCTACGGTTTTGCCGTACTACCGCATTTCGAGTGCGGACCCTTCAGCCACTTGGGTACATCTCCTTGTGTCAACTATACTATTATACAAGTAATCACAAAAAAAGTCAAGCCCTTTGTGCAAATTTAAGCACAAAGAGCTTGTCCATTATCTATTGCTGAGCACGCCTCTGCATATCCTTAACATATGCAAGCGTTTCAGGAGTGTAGCCTACCATTGCGTTGGGACAACATTGGGAAAGCAATTGCATAAGCCCCATGGCGGTGTCCTTGCCCTTGGCATATACGTTAAAACGCAGTACATTCTTCTTGTGCTTCGTGCAGACGATTATCTCGTTGGTGTAGCTGATGAAATTCATACTCGCTGTGTGCTGGTAAATGCCGTAGGCTTCCTCTCGCCAGCACATCTGAAATGGCGCTTTTTTGTTGGCAAGCACCCTGTCGGATACGATAATATAATCGTCCTGATATTGTATGTTGGCGTAAAGCTCATCAGCCTGCGGTAAAAGATCGGGATTGGCTTTGAATATGCCGCTCTTTTCAGGGTGCGTCCTCCGTGACGTACCAAATATAAGAAATATAACACCAGGCGTAAGCGCAAAAAGTCCAAGTATCAATACGCTGTATTCACCGGCTACTACCGCCGCAAATGAGATAAATCCACCCATTAGCGTGAGTATCACACCGCCAACTATCATTGCTATCATTCTTTTTCGTATGTTGGCAAATACTACTTCTCGTCCCATTTTCGTTACCCCTCTTTACTTTTTATCCGTGATTTTGCTTTGCCACAAGGCTCTCGCCGCAGTATATCTTCCTGAGCTTCGGCTTCTCTATCTTGCCCGTCGGGTTTCTCGGTATGTCTGCAAAAATTATCTTGTGCGGACGCTTGTATCTCGGAAGCTTCTGGCAGAACGCCATTATCTCTTCCTCTGTGCATGGGTGGTCTGGCTTTAGCTCGATTATTGCCGCCGCTATCTCGCCCAAACGCTGGTCAGGCAGACCAATTACTGCCACGTCCCTGATAGCGTCGTGACTTCTCAAAAAGTCTTCTATCTGTACAGGGTAAAGATTTTCTCCACCACTTATAATAACGTCCTTTTTGCGGTCAACGAGGTAAATAAATCCGTCCTCGTCCTCCTGAGCCATGTCGCCAGTGAAAAGCCAGCCGTCTTTAAGAGTTTCAGCTGTCGCCTTTGGATCTCTGTAGTAGCAGGTCATAACGCCAGGACCTTTTACGCAAAGCTCGCCAACTTCGCCACGCTTTACAGTGTTGCCCTTATCATCAACTATCTTGACCTTCCAGCCAAAGCCTGCCTTGCCTATTGCGCCTACCTTGTCAATGTTATCCACACCAAGGTGTACACAGCCAGGACCTATAGATTCGCTAAGGCCATAGTTAGTGTCATATTTGTGGTTAGGAAAAACCTTTTTCCAACGTGCAATAAGTGACGGCGGAACAGGCTGTGCGCCTATGTGCATAAGCCTCCACTGTGAAAGCTCATACTTTGAAAGTGTCACCTCGCCGCTGTCGATAGCGTCAAGGATATCCTGCGCCCAAGGCACAAGAAGCCATACGATAGTACACTTTTCCCTTGATACAGTATCAAGTATAAATTCAGGCTTCACGCCCTTGAGAAGCACCGCCTTGCCCCCTGAGATAAGGCTTCCGAACCAGTGCATCTTCGCACCTGTGTGATAAAGGGGAGGAATACAAAGGAAAACGTCCTCCTTTGTCTGACCGTGATGGTTCTGCTCAACTCTTGCGGCGTGCATAAGGCTCTCGTGATTGTGCAGGATAGCCTTCGGGAAGCCAGTTGTGCCTGACGAGAAGTAGATAGCCGCATCGTCCTCATCAGTAAGCTCTATGTACGGAGTAGTGCTTGCACAATTTGCAGTGAGCCTGTCATAATGCTCTGCAAATGACGGACAGTTCTCGCCAACATAGAAAAGAAGTCTGTTCTTGCTTATCTCATCAGCTATCTCCTCAACTCTGCCGATAAATTCAGGACCAAATACAAGAATATCCACCTCGGCAAGGTCAAGACAGTATTTTATCTCCTCCGGAGTGTATCTGAAATTCAGCGGCACTGCAAGCGCACCCGTCTTGAGGATACCAAAATAAATAGGCAGCCATTCAAGACAGTTCATAAGCAGGATACCCACCTTGTCACCCTTTTTTACCCCACGGGATAAAAGCAGATTGGCAAAGCGGTTAGCCTTTTCGTTGAAAACGCTCCAGGTTATCTCACGGCGATAATGACAGACTGGGTTAGGCTCGATAAGCTCATATTCCTTCCAAGTCACACGTCTGGTTTCTCTGATCTCAGGATTGACCTCTACCAGAGCAACATCGTTTCCGAACTCTCGTGCATTACGCTCCAGTATCTCGGTTATAGGCATACAAAAACTTCCTTTCATGATTAAAAGCTTGAAAGCTAGAAAACTTAAAAGCTTAAAAGTATTCACAAACATATATGTTATTATTTTATCATATGATGACAAAAAAGTAAAGAGATTTAAAACAGAATAAGTGACAAAGTGAAGAAGCAATAATTGTGGAGTTTTTACAGAAGAAAAGTGTTTGCCCCTACCTGAATTTGAGCGAATACCGTAAAAAAGATAACCAACAAAAAAGACAGCCCCACATGGGAGCTGTCCCTTAACTTAAAAAGTGTACCGTTTCAGATCTTATTCTTCTGCCTTTTCTTCCTCTTTGCTCGCCTCAGCCGCCTGCTGTGCCTTGAGAAGATCCCTGATCTCTGTAAGAAGCACTATGTCCACCGGTGGCTCTGCAGGCTTTTCAGGCTCTTCATGCTTGCCAAGTGACGCAAGCTTGTTTATGACCTTCATTATTACAAAAATAACGAACGCCATGATTATGAAGTTTATCACTGCCGTCAGAAATGCGCCGTAGTTTATGTACTGATTTCCAAGCAAATGTATCTTGCCCTCTACGTCAGCACCGCCTATACAGCCTATTATCGGGTTGATAAAATTCTCCGTAAATGACGTCACGATACCCTGAAACGCAGCGCCTATGATAACGCCCACTGCCAAGTCCATGACGTTTCCTTTGAGAGCAAACGCCTTGAACTCATTTACAAACTTCTTGATAAATCCTTTTTTCTTCTCTTCCATAACGGTTACGACCTTTCGTTTTTTGTTCCGAGCCACGCTCTTATGGTCATTTTATCACATATTTTGACCATTTTCAATAGTTTTTCTACAAAATCGTACGGTTTTACGTCGTTTTGCCCATATATGTTAATACGCTGTAAATGCTTTGTAAACAAACATGAAAAGGTATTGCATTTCCCGAAATGGTGTGCTATAATGATTAAGCTGTTTGAGTGAGGGACATGACGATGGGATATAGCCAAGAGGTAAGGCAGCGGACTTTGACTCCGTCATTCCGATGGTTCGAATCCATCTATCCCAACCAAAAACAAGCTAAATCGAACAAACATTGGGGTGTCGCCAAGTGGTAAGGCAACGGACTCTGACTCC